GGCTACAGTATGGACGAGTTTGATGACTACGAAGTTATGGGCGGTGGCGGCACTGAGTTTGATGCCAACTGGGAATACATGAAAGCCAACGATATCCAACCTAAAAAGTTTATCATGTTTACAGACGGTTATCCTTGGGGCTCATGGGGTGATGAAAATTACTGCGATACAGTATTCATCATACACGGAAATACTACTATTGTTCCGCCATTTGGTGAGTTTGCATACTACGAAGAAGTAACTGAACACGCATGATATGAGTTTAAAAAACGGCAAACCTAATCCTTTAAATTATTTCGAATTACGAAGGGTTAGGGTTGCCTGCCCTCATTTTAAATACACTACTATAGACCGATACAACCCAATTCTACTCAAGAATATAGACAGTTGGATCTTTAATAATTTAAATAGTAGGTACTATATTGGACAAAGTATTGGGCTAGACCAATCTAATACAATTATACACAACACAAAAATAGGTTTTGAAAGCGAAAAAGAATTAAGTTTCTTCAGGATTGCCTGCCCGCTTTTAGAAACGAGATAATTAACTATGTACTTAACCGAAGGAGATACTATGACTGAATCCGTACAAGAAAATCAAGAGCTACCACAAACTGAAGCTCCAGCAGAAAATCCAAACGATTTAACTATCAACGACTTAAATGCAATGAAAGTTATCATTGACATTGCCAGTTCACGTGGTGCATTTAAACCAAATGAAATGACAGCGGTTGGACAAACTTATACAAAATTAACAGCTTTTTTAGATCAAGTGGCTAAACAAGCTGAAGGACAAAAACAAAATGGCTGAACTCAAACACGTAGGTAGAGTAAAATCGACCAACAAAAAATGTGTTGTTGCATATCGGACACTTCCCGGTGATGCATACAACTGTTTAATTGTGCCGACAGAAAATCTACCAGATAGCTATCACGATGCTATTATTAATCTAGTGGAAAGTACAACTGGACAAGATGCACATGAATTTGCAGATGCTTTGGCAAGAGGTAATTTTCCGGATGGTAGCATTATGTTATCAGCATTGCATACGCAAGGTAAGTTGATTAAAATTTCAACAGATCAAGTTGAAATGCAACCTACAACATCTGTATCGATTCTTTTATCAGAACTTAATCAAGTTATTGCCGAACAACGCGGTGTGGCTATTGATGATCTTTCTGTTAAATCAAGTATGCCAGATGCTAAACAAGCAGAAACTCCTGATACTAAAAAAGCTGAAAGCGATGTTACAAGAACAACATCAACATCTGTTAATGAATCCGAGACTGTTGCTGATTCAAGCCCAGAAGCACAAGCTAAGTTGTATCGTAGTCAAGCTGATAAGTTAGCCAAAGAAGCCGCAAATTTCCGTAGACTCGCCGAAGATTTAGTGCCGACTAAAAAACAAAAATGATGTCCAAGGGAAAAATCTTTCCCAAAGAAATCATTGAACATTGGCCTGAAGTATTTGGCGAAGTAAAACTCAACGTGTTACCTCTTGGGTATTTGCATTCAGTTTTGGTTAATTTTAAAGATGGTAAAACGTGGGAAATCAAAGTAACTACAGTCACTCGTAATGAAGGATGGTCTAGTTTTGAATTGAATCTTCGTGAGCTTGTAAAAACTTACGAAGACTCTATCGATAATATTGATTTTAAACTTGATACCGAACGTGTTAAAAAAGACATTGTAAAATCAACCCAAAAATTCTTAAAGAAAAAGAAGTTATAAATAATGAATGTTCGTCTACTATCCTATTCACAACCAACAGCAGAATTTAGAGATATGGGCCTTGCAGATGCGCAGGAACTCATTGCGTATTGCGCCCGTGTCAGTAATCCCTCCAATCAACTCAACACAGACACATCCGAAAAACTCATCAAGTACTTGGTCAAACACCAACACTGGAGCCCACTTGAAATGGTCTCCGCCTGTATTGAAATTACCACAACAAGAGACATTGCCCGACAAATCTTGCGACACAGAAGTTTCAGCTTCCAAGAGTTCAGTCAGCGATATGCTGACCCTACTAAAGATCTGTCGTTTGTATGTAGAGAAGCACGATTGCAAGACGAAAAGAATAGACAGAACAGCGTCGAAGTTGATGATCAACTGTTACAAAATGAATGGTACAGAGCTCAACAACGAGTCATCTATGCCGCAAAACGAGAGTACGAGTGGGCTATCAAGAATGGCATAGCCAAAGAACAAGCTCGCGCTGTCCTACCAGAAGGACTTATTGAAAGTCGGTTATATATGAATGGCACTCTACGTAGCTGGATTCATTTTATTGAGCTACGTAGTGCTAATGGTACACAAAAAGAACACCAAGAAGTTGCCATTGCCTGCGCAAAAGTAATAGCAACTATTTTTCCTCTAGCGACCAGTCTCCTTTAAATGTTTCAGGCGGAAACATTTTTATATGTCCGTTAAATTCAGATTCTAGCCAAGCATAATCGTTTATCTTGGCTAGCATTGTTTTATCATCTTTGTAGGTTTTTCCAAACCATTCACCGGCACTTGCTCCACCTTTGGCATATTCTCCAAACGGTCTATCTCCACCTATGTGTGTCCATACTTTTAATCTATAAGCAGTTTCTTCATCCAATTGCCCTGCAATAGTCCTGCTGGCCAATTTAGCACATTCTCTAAATGCACTTCTCCAAGTGGAAAAGGGATTAACGTTAAAAGCTGTTATGTTTGAAATTTGATCTATAGATTTAAATCTTGCAGATATACTAGTTGTCATATCTGCAGAAGTTGTTGCCATATTTAATGTTAACTGTGTTGGCAATAATTTGACACCACCGTAGCCGTATTCTAAATCATTTATTGGATTTTTACTGCGCCATACATGTACAATATCTTCTTCGCTTGGATCTAATATTATATTAAATTTAAAATTTGGTAGTAAATCTGCGTCTGCATCAACCGCCCAAAACATATTTGTACTTGAAAGTTTGGCAGCTTCTATATGTGCTTGGTGTATGCCTTTGACTCCGTGAACTCTAAGAACTTTATTTGGTACATCTACAATATGTTTTAAAAATTTAAAATAATTATGGTCAGCATCAGGTTCATTAAAAGATATAAACACAATATCGTAATTCATTTTCGTCTCCTAATAATTCTAGGAGAATTATTATAAACTGTTTTAAAAAACTTAGATCCTTCTTTATCTAATTCTGCAAGCTCTAAACCGCACTCGTACCGCAACGTTTCTCCCAAACCCATGATTTCATAAGGCAACATTTCAGTAGTTATTTTACTGTATTTTGTTTCCCATTCATTAGTAAGCCATTCAAAGTCACGTACATTTGCGTAATCCCAGTCAGTGCAATTAGTAAGATACGCACCTTCTCTTGCACCATACATGCTCCAATCCCCATTTTCAACATCAGCACCAATATTACACCATATTAACAGTCTATCATAATTTTGCCACCAAATTGATTTTAAATCTTTAGTCTTAGCGCCTTGATCCAGTGACATTTTTACACCTTCACGGAATCCTGCTCTCCAGGCTTGAAACGGTGTGGCATTGGTAAAGCTCTCACTGTGATTGTCGTTAAACTGATAATATTTGTCATCAAAACAAAACTCAACTAATCCTTTGGTATCGTTAGGATCACTATTTTCGTGTGTACGCATGTTATTAACAAATTTACGTGTCCACATTTTGAGGCCGCCATTGCCATACATTAGCCCATTGACATGCACTTTTCCGCACCAACTAAACACATGATTAGACGTTAAGCCTAATGCATCTAGATCTATTTCAACTTCAAGAAATTTAGGATCTATAATATTATCTGCATCTACTGTAACAAAATATTCAGTGTCGCTCAATGCGGCGCAGGCCTTGTGTGCGGCATCGCTACCTTTAACACCGTGAACACGTTTTGCCCAAGGCACTTTATTACACAAGTCTGCATAATTCTTTTCTGCATTTGGTTCGTCGTAACTTAGGAAAATAATATCCTGTTCAATAACTTTGATAATATTACTCATTTGGTTGTTTCCATTCTTGTATTCCGTAAGAGAAGAATGGATCCTTTATAAAAATATCGATTTTCTTAATGTCAAATTCATGTTGCGATACAAATGGTATAACTACCTTATCTTGAATTAACTGTTCTATTTTAATTTTTATGCTTCGTATCACCAAGTTAGGTTCATTTGCTTCTGTGATATAAAATTCCATTTCTCTATATCGTATACTTGAGACTTGATTTTCATCGTATATACGCTGTCTAAACTCATCTGTAATAATAAAAATCCATATGCTGTTAGCAACATCCCAGTGGATAGTAAGTTCTGGAATAATCTTAGAATTATTTGTAATTTTTACAAACAAATTATTTTTAAAAAGTACACGTTGACGTTCTTTTTGTACTAACTCAAATTCATAATCAACATTTTTTGTTTTACAAACTACCCAATCAGCAAACTTTTCAACACCAGAAACAAATAAATGATATTGCTCCAGAGTTACTTCTATTTTATATTCATATTCAGTTCTAAGTTCGTTAGAAAATGCCAGTAAGTTTCCTGTAGTAATATCAAAATATGCATATAATTTATTATTTGCCATTTGTTAAATCCTCTAATTCTCTTAACAAATTATCCGTTATAAAATTCTTTTCTACATAGTGGAATATTTTGTCTTGAGCAATATTCCCAACTATCAATTTTCCTGTAGACGTTAGATAATGAGGAACTATGTCTTGCCAGCTTTCAGGACTAACAGACCATCCTTGGATTGGAGGTTTCATATGTGTGAATTGTAGGGGAGAATTGACATCCACTAATTCCTGCATACCTGATAATTCTATTGCGACTGCACAGGATAAATCCATACTTAACCAATTTTGATATTCATTAGGTGCAACCTTTCCGTAACAAAATGCCCAGTTGTTTACAACATATGCTAGTACTTTATAAAAATTATCGGCTTCATCGGATTTTTTAAAATAGTGCAATGCATGATATACGTTGGGCAAGTTATTTGCCACAAAAGATTTTCGATGTATGGTATCAATTACATTTTCTAATTTGTAATTTGTAATCTTAGAACAAAAACGAATATTGAAATTACTACAGTATTCCCACCATGCACTGATATCTTCTAACAATAACATATCCGCATCTAAAACAATAGTTTCGTAATAAGGGCTGGCATGATATAACTTCCAGCGATTTTCAATTTTCCACTCTGTTTCTTTAGCATCGTCATTCCATGGGATTGGAATAATTTTATCAAATGCTGATTTATATTTTTTTGGAACTTTGTCATTGGTAACTAAAGAAATTTTTGTAATTTCTTTTTGACTATTCTTAATACTCAATGCAAGTGCATATGCTTGTTTGATATAATCAACTGTAGCATTGTTTTGTGCGAGAACTACAAATCCTTTATTGTTAGACACCTAAACCTCCATCAATAAATCTCGAAAGACTGAGTTTATTCATAATGTGTACATCAGTATCCTGTACGCTGGCCGCAGTGTATTCACCTAAATAGTTTTCTTTTTCAATTAAAAATTTCATTTTTTTATCTTCAATAGATATCAACAAGTCTCTATCAGAAATATAAAACATTTTTCCAGGCAATTCTTGTGCAAACATCCCCGAAGTTTTTTCATTCATTATATGAATTGCAATACTAAATGCAAAATCATTCCTAAACGTGGGCACTTCTATACTGTATAATGTTCTAAAATATTGCCAATTATGTTTAATATGATCAACTAATGTAAAGAAAGATTTTACATCTACTGTTTTTTCAAATATAAATGTAGTAGCCCAATAAAATGGAATAGAGTATTGATTTATATTCTTAAATTCAGCAGTGCCTCTCCAAGATGACAGACTAAAACAGTCTTTATATATTTGAAAATTATGATCTGAATTTATAGCATTTTGTAATATTGAAGAATTAATAATATAATCACTGTCAATAACCAATGTTTTGTCGTATGGTGTTAGATCATATACTGAATTTCGATCTAAATTTTTCCATTCTAAAAATTTAGAAGATAGTGTGCCATCATTAAATCTTTTTTGATTATACGTAGATGTGCTTTCTATTTTAATAATTTGATCAAATATTGTAGATTCTTTAGGGTAAGCTGTTAACATCCAATCTGCAGAATCAGTTATAATGCTGACTGGTATATTTAAAAAATGTTTTATTTGTTTAGCCGCAAAAATTGCCAGCTTGATGTAGTCAACTGATGAATTATTTTGAGCAAAAATTACAGCACCGACTGTTTTCATAGTTCGATTAAATCACTTATTTTTCTTTTAGATTTAATAGCTAAGAATCTAGTTGAATAGGTTTCCGTTACTTCAAAATATTGTTTTGTAATACTATCAAAGAATTTTTTTACATCCTCTACCACAACTGGATTATTGTTATCGTCAATGAATACCGCATCACTAGTGCGTTTTAAATCAATCATTAATTTTGCAAAATTGATTAAAGTGGGTGTAATTTTGAATGTTGATCCGTTAATATAATAAATCAACTTTTGATCAATTTCTTCAGCTAGCAAGCGTCTTTGATTCGAAAGTGTTGCCATATAGTTCACAACTTCAAATGCTTTTTCAATTTTTTCGTCCATAGATAACTCCGAGATAGTGTAATAATACACTATTATAATTATCTAGTCAAGGAGTTTGAATCAGTTATTGTGAAATATAACTAGTTTAGGATTGTACAGGTTCAACCTGTGTCCAAACAGCTTGCTCTTCTGGAGTTGCTAACATGTAACGTTGAAAATCTTCTGCTACACGCTGGGTAAATGTTGGGTCTACTTTTATAGCAATATTTCTTGAAATTACTGCATCAAGTTGCTGTTGTGTAAATTTTAAATTCTGGTAAACTTCGATTAACTCGTCGGCTGGCGTTTCATTAATTCCTGTTACAAATGTGTCAATAATTTGTTGTCTAGTTAACATGTTAATCCTTTATGGTTTATCCGAGAATGTATCCCATCCAGTGCCGTATTGGAAACTGGTTTTTGGGCCAGTAAACGTCTCCGGAGCAGATCCAAATGCGTCAAGGAATTGTTGAGAACTTGTAGTCAATCCATTGTTTATTAGATAATTAGTCCAAAAAGCTATGCCACCGGCCTCCCCAGCACGATACAGTTGATAGCGAGGTACTCCTGGATCGTGTGTTACATAAAAGGTGCTATTTCCTGCATAGAAGGCAACCACACTAGCGGCGACACTGCCAGATACACCAAATTCTTGTGTAAACCCGTTAGAAGGAGTGTATGGTGTATATACCGTATTAGCAGGAACATATATACTAGTGCTGTAAGAATTATAACCAGGTGCCGACACAGTTACATATACATACCCAGCGGCGTGAGGTCCGGTGAATCCAACAAGCGCACGAGTTATACCACCACTGAATGTTCCAGAAGGACTTGAGCCAAATCCTGTCTGTGTACCAAGACTAGTGCTTATGGAATAAGATTGTTGGAAGCCACCCGGGGCGGCACTAACATCTATATAGTACGCTTTGGTGTTTGCGTTTCGGCCTATAACCACATAATTATAAAAAGGACCAGTGGCACTGGCAGCTAAGGTTGGAGTTGGAGTTGGGTCAGGCGCGGGTGGTGGTGGTGCAGGTGTTTGGCTAGTGTCAACAATTTGCACCGACGGACTAAATGCCACTTGTTGGCCACTAATACTACCTGTTCTAACTGACAATGAAAAACTTTCAGGACCTTCAGTTGTGGCATCTGCTCTAGGTGTTACTATAAATTGCCCTGCATTAGAATTAATTGTAACTGTTCCACTGACCACAGTGAACTCAACCGAGTTATTATCAATTGTCCAATATAAAACAGTTCCGTTAGGTACATTTGAAGTAGTAACATAAAATATTAAACTACTGCCTTCGTTAACAGTATACACTGCTGGTGCTACATCATATGTAGATGTAGGCGGAGTAATACTAGCGTCAATTATTGTTACTGCACTGCTGGTTGCTAACAACGGTCCGTTAACACTGTCAGAACGTAATTCTATAATGACTGTTTCAGGGCCCTCTGTTGTTAAATCAGCAGTTGCGGATCGTGTGATAGAAGCAGTGCCTCCAACTATGGCAAAAGATCCGTTGTTAACATCATTGGGGAAATCGTTGGCTGCGGTAGTGCCAACATTAATCCAATACAGCATTGTGCCGTCAGGGACTCCAGTAGTAGTGACAGTGAACACTACTGGACTACCTTCGTTCTGAGACGAACTATTTGGTGTTATTGAATAGCTAACAGGCGTCGCTGAGGTATCACTAATTGTCACAGTATCAGCTGTTGCTACAAGAACTCCATTGATTGATCCTGTTAAGAGTTGTAAGATAATAGTCTCGTTAACAAATTCAGTTGTAAGGTCTGAGCGTACTTGTCTAGTTACAGTTCCAACACCAGCTGTTATAGTAACCGATCCCGAATTAACGTTGTCGGTAAAATCTGATGCTGTAGCTGATCCTAAATTTTTCCAGTATAACACTGTTCCATTTATAACGTTATCAGTATCAACAGTGTAAGTAACTGTACTGCCTTCGTTTACCAATGTGACATTTGGTCGTATGCTATAACTTGGCGGTGGTGTGGCATATGCTGAAGAATATGTCCATCCTGTTCCGCTAAATTGTATTTGTGGATATGCAACTGCCACATTTGCTCCAGTTGCAATGTACATTTGACAAAAACTATTTAAAGTTCCAATAACTGGTTCAAATATTCTATAAGGACCGTCGTTACCTGCATCAGTATAACTCCAAGTTGGTGTGAGAACTAACGCCGAGCCGCCTGATATTCTTGCATATAAATCGTATTGATTTGGTGTATATTGATTGCCACCTTCAACTAACTTGCTAAAGATTAATTGATTTGTTGATGTTAAATTGGCATAGCCTATATTAGTTGCAGGAGTTCCAGTACCAGTATTTGTAGTTGACGAGGTTGTCAACTTTATTATTCCCATATTTCTCAGCAACACTTCCCATGATTCATTTACTAATCTGCTGTCACCGGTTGTAGCATAGTTGGTGAGAGACGCACTAACTTGAAAATTGCCGCCGGCGTTAAAAAACCAACGAAGGTTATTTGCTGTTCCAAATTCTATAGTTATTGTTTGATTAACTGTAGAATTCCAACCAGATGATCTGTTTGATGTTATTAATGTTACAAAGCTGGCTTCGCCGCTAGGAGGAGCAACAGTTCGGTTATTATTAATCAACGTTGCCATGCTTAAATATGCCGCTCGATCTGCGTCGGATAATTTGATATCAAGCGTAGGAAGGCCCAAATTTCCAGATTCATCTACACCACTTTGATGTTGTCTAGCTTTAAGTAAATCGTTTCTCAACGAATTCCACTGTGTAACTGTGACTAGTGAGTGTTGAGCAACTTGACTACTCGTAACTGTTTGGCCGTAACCAGAGTCGCCCGAACCTACGCCAAACACGTTGTTTATTATGGTTTGTATTTGATTGTAATCTAAAGATTCTACTTTAGATCCGACGCCTGCTGCCATTACTGTCCCCTATTATGTATGTATTTATTATCAAAGTATTGTTACTAAAAAATACTTTAACTTACACAGTTTTATAAATTAGTTGTAGAACTTGTTGGGGCAGTTACTGAGACATTTGGGCCGGTCGCAGTATATGCTTGAACTAGACTAGTTAAGGTGCCGTTTGCTGGTTCAAAATTTCCATAATTTCCATCCGATACATAACTCCATGTTGGTGTGAAAACAATGTTATTGCCGGATTTTTTTACATACAACTGGTATTGATTAGGAGTATATTGATTGCCAGCTTCAACTAGTTTAGTAAAAACCAATTGATTCGTCGTTGTTAGATTATAAAAACCAATTGCTTGAGCAGTTCCTGTTCCGGATGATGTAGTTGAATATGCATTAAAGCTAATAATTCCCATGTTTGTTAATAAGGTAGCCCACGATTGATTAACTAACAAGCTGATGCCGGCGGAATATCCTGTCATTGACGAACTAAATTTAATAGAACTACCGCTGTTAAAGAAAAATCTACTATCATTTTCCGACAGAAAAGTTATAGTTACTTGATGACTAATAGTAGTTGCCCAGGGTGAAGTTCTTGTAACTGTTTGTAATGTAGTTAACGATGCTTGAGTACTAGGAGGCGTTACTAACCTATTTGTAGTTATTAAATTAGAAAATGTGCTGTAAGCTAATCTGTCAGCTTCTCTAATACGTGTAGTGGTCGAAGCAATAGTTAATGCTCCACTCTCATCCACAGATGTTTGATGATTCCGTGCTTTTAATAAATCAGTTCTTAAAGCATTCCATTGAGCAACTGTAATTCTATTAGTTCTAGCAACCTGACTACTAGCAACCGATTGTCCATAGCCGTAGTCTCCTGAACCAATACCTAATATATTATTAACATTTGATTGTATAGTATTATAATCGGTTGCTAAGATTGCAGTATTTACGCCAGCCATAATTGATCCTTTATAATATTAAACATTCAACTAATTTAACTAAAGGATCATTATTGCTTTCTAATGCTATGGCAAATGTGTCTGGATTTCCTGACCCAGCAGACTGTGCTGTTCCGTTTGCGCTGGCAACTAGATGCTGACCTTTAACTATAGGGCCAGTAACTTTTACCGGAACTCTACCTTTCAATGCAATAGCTGTACCGTTTTCTAAATTGTTATTCATTAAGTAGGCAGGATTTGCAGATACAGGACCAACTGCTCGGCTACCAATAGTACAAGCAGTAACTTCTTTTTCGCCGCCAATCATTAACACTGTGCCAACTTCGTAATCAGCATCAGCAAGATATTTTTCTGCCAAGTCTGCATAATTAGCTTGAGTTGCTACACCTGAGAATAAAATTGCTGAAAGAGTTCCTACTCCGTCTCTAGCGGCAATGGTATTAACACCAGGATCTGTACTTGCAGATCTATAAACACCGTTAACAGTTAGTTTATCTGCTTGTTCAATTGTACCATATATGTAATTTGCATATAAATTATTGAACTTTAAAGTAGGTGACCCTAAATTAGAAGTAAGCGTAACTCCAGGTACTATGTCAGGACCTACTAGTTTCATTGGAGTTCTTTCAGCACTAGAAACTGTTGTCTTAAAAACAATAGTGTCACCCTGTTGATTGTAAATGGTTGGAGTTGTAGCACTATCATTGAACACACGCAATTTAACAACTGGGTTACCAACTGTATATCCCACGTCAGCAAAATTAATCGATGACGTGAAACTTGTTGCTCCGGCTAATACAAATGAACTTATATCATATCCACCCAATCTTTCTGAGTTAGTTGCTGTTCCAAAAAATCTATGATTACTGGTAGTTTGTCCTAAAAGTGGACCTTCAGAATTAGTATAACATAAAGTAACACCTTGGCGAATTTTTGTAAATCCAGTAATTGCGTTCACTGCATTGTTTAATGTAAAATCTGCATCTGAACTAATAGTAAAAATAGTTTGTCCGTTAGAAATTCCCTGTATAACTGCGTGAGGAGCGCCGTTAGTATCGGTTAAACTAACTGAACGCATTTGAGTTGTTGCAGATCCAGCAACACCTTGTGGTCCAATTAACTCAAATCTAGTTCCAGTCCAGGCATATAATTGAGTATTTGATTTGTCCCACCAAAAATCACCTTCTGATAAGCCGGTTGGAGGTGTTGTAGAAACTTCAGCTCCGCCGGTTGTTTTAAACTTTGTGCCGTCGTAAAATTTTAACTTATTATTAGAACTATCAAACCATACCTGGCCTGAAAGTGGGCGGGGCGGTTGTGTAGGACTAGCAAAGTTTTCAAGTAAAAACACGAGATTTTCATTTTGAATTTCTCCATATCCTGCGTAATTTTTACCAATTAATTTAACATCGAGCGTAGTATCAATAGTGCCGTCAGCAACTACTGTAATTTGTGCTCCATTATATCTGTTTATAGTGTATGCCATTGCGCTCTTTTCCTTA